CCCAACCCGACCGAGAACCGGATCGACACCTACTCGGCGCTAATAACGTCGATGCTGCTACGCGGCAACGGGTACGCCCGCCTCGGGGACTTCGACCGGTTCGGCCACCCGCGCCAGCTCGTCGTCCTGAACCCCGACGCCGTCCAGGTGCGCCTTTCCGAGGCGACAGGGGCGATTACCTACCAGGTCGGCGACTCGACGTTCACCGCCGCCGAGATCCTGCACCTGCGTGGCTTCATGCGCCCCGGCCACATCGTCGGCCAGGGGGTGCTCGACTCGCAGAAGCACGCCCTGGGCCTCGCCATCGCCGAGCACGAATACACCGAGCGGACATTCTCGGAGGGTTCCATCCCGTCGGGGATCATCAAAACAGACACCGACCTGTCGCCCGAAGCGGCCACCGACCTCAAAAAGGCGTGGGTGCAGTCACACGGCGGCAGGGATCGCACACCCGCCGTCCTCTCAGGTGGCCTCGACTACAAGGCGATACAGCTGTCGAACTCGGACCTGGAGCTCCTCGAGGCCCGCAAGTGGTCGGCCACACAGGTGGCTGCGCTGTTCGGCGTCCCCGCCCACCTGGCCGGAGCGCCCAGCAGCGACAGCCTCACCTACTCGACGGTCCAGGAGGACTCGAGGGCGTTCGTCCGGTTCGGGCTGCGCCCCAACATCGTGCGCCTCGAACAGGCCCTGTCGACGGTCCTACCCAGGGGGCAGTCGGCGTCCATCAACATCGACTCGTTCCTGCGGGCCGACACCCTGACCCGCTACCAGGCCCACCAGATCGCCCTCGCGGCCGGCTGGGTCACCATCGAAGAAGTCCGACGTCTGGAAGGACTCCCAACATGACAAACGACATAATCATCCGAGCCCTGGCGGCCGACACCCTCGAGGTGCGAGAGTCCCCCGAGGGGCGACGCATCTGCGGCATCGCTGCACCGTTCGGCTCTGACTACGACGCCGGCGACTACGTCGAACGCTTCACCCGGGGGGCGTTCACCAAGTCCATCGTCGAGCGGGGCGACAAGATCCCGCTCCTCGAGGCACACCGCCAGGACGCCATGCCGCTCGGCCGGGCCACCACCCTCGAGGAACGATCCGACGGCCTGTACGCCGAGTTCCTGGTCAGTCGAACGGGGCGAGGCGACGAAGCCCTGCAACTCGCCCGCGACGGTGTCATGCACTCGTTCAGCGTCGGGTTCGTACCGGTGCGCGACCACCGCCGCAAGACAGCTGACGGCCGTCCCCTCCTCGAACGCCAGGAGGTCAAGCTGCACCACGTCGGCCTCATCTCAGAGGTGCCCGCATACAACGACGCCAGGGTGCTCGCCGTGCGCGACTTCGACCCCGACGACGAAGAAGCCGCTCCGCTGCTGTCTGTCTGGCGAGCCCGCCTGCTCTAATCACACAACTGTCACGCCCTGTGGCTAATACTTGAAGGTACTGCGCCGCTCCATGCGCCGCCGGTCGTGCCGGCACCCGTGGGTCACCCAGATACCAACCCACCTACACGACCGGAGAAACACATGGACCTCCTCGACCAGCTCGTCGAGAAGCGTGCCGAGATTGCCGACACAATGTCGGGGATCTGCGACACCGCAGCCGACGAAGCCCGAGACCTGACCACCACCGAGGACGAGAACCTCAAGGCACTCCGCGAGGATGCCGAGCAGCTCGACACCAGGTGCGCCGAGCTGCGCGACATACAGCTCCGCAACGCCGAAGCCGCAGCCCTGCGCGCCGAGGTCACATCGACCCCCGAGGAAGCCGAAAAGGCAACCGAGGTGCGCGTCACCGCCGAGCCGCTGACGTACAGCGAAACGTCGACGACGTCGTTCTTCCGCGACCTCTACTCGAGCCAGATCCACCACGACCCGTCGGCGGGGGCGCGTATCGCCCGCCACGCAACCGAGATGGACGTCGAATACCGCGACGCCGGCACCGGAGCATTCGCCGGGCTCGTCGTTCCCCAGTACCTCACGCAGTTGGCCGCAGAGCTGGCACGCGCCGGGAGGCCATTCGCCAACCTGTGTACGTCGATGCCTCTCCCAGCTGATGGGATGACCATCAACATCTCACGCGTGACAACCGGTTCCACGGCCGCCGTCCAGGCGACTGAGAACTCGGCGGTCAGCGAACAGGACCTGGACGACACCCTGCTCACGCTCGACATTCGCACGATTGCCGGCCAGCAGGACGTGTCACGTCAGGCCCTGGACAGGGGCACAGGCATCGACGCAATCATCATGGCCGACCTGTCGGCTGCGATTGCCAGCGCCCTCGACCTCGGTTGCATCTACGGCGACGGCACCTCTGGTGCGCTGCTCGGATTGAACAACATCAGCGGCAAGAACGACGTGACATACACCGACGGCTCGCCGACGGTCGCCGAGTTCTACCCGAAGCTGATGGATGCGATCCAGCAGATCAACTCGAACCGGTACGCCGGCCCCGACCTGATCATCATGCACCCCAGGCGCGCCGCGTGGCTGTTCGCAGCCGTCGGGAGCGACTCGAGGCCGATTGTCCTGCCCACGGCAGGCGTCCCGTCGAACGCGATGGGCACCGGCCCGGTTGCCGGCTACGGCCTCAACGGCCTGCAGCTCGCCGGAATCCCAGTCGTGGCCGACGCGAACATCTCCACGGTGGGCGGCGCAGGCAGCGACGAGGACTCGGTGTTCGTCGTGCGACGTGCCGACATGCTGCTGTTCGAGAGCCCGGGTGCGCCGTCGATGGTCCGCATGGACCAGACGCTCGGCGGCCAGCTGACCATCAAGCTGGTTGCGTTCCAGTACGCCTGTGCTGTGTTCGGGCGCTACCCGACGGCAATCAGCAAGGTTTCCGGCACCGGCCTGGTCGCGCCGACCTTCTAGGCCGGCCTACCAGGCTCCCCGCCGGCCCCCCCGGTAGGAGCATCGGTTCCCCGGCGGTCACTTCGGTGGCCGCCGGGGGCCGACCCACACAAAGGAGCAACATGGATTCCCTCTGGGAGAAGCAGGCACCGGCCCGCATCAAGAAGCCGGAGAAGGCTGCTGCGAAACCAGCAGCGAAGAAGGCCCCGGCGAAGGCGAAGGCGAAGGCGAAGAAGTAGCCCGTGGGCGACTATGTGGCTCTCAGCGAGCTCAAGACGGCCCTCGGCATCTCCGGTTCCGGCGACGACGACTTCCTGAACCTCGGCATCGACGCCGCCGAGCAGGCGATCAACGACCTGTGCGGCCGCAAGTTCACGGCCGACGGCTCGGCATCGGCTCGCACATACCGCGCACAGAGCTACCTCGCCGTAACCGACGACATCTCGACGCTGACCGGCCTGGTCGTCAAGACCGACACGTCGGCCGACGGCACGTTCGACACGACGTGGGCGTCGACCGACTACCAGGTCGAACCGCTGAACAACATCGTGAAGGGGCGCAGCGTCAACAACCTGCGTGCCATCGGGTCCTACACGTTCCCCGTGTACGGCGACGGCCAGGTGTGCGTCGAGGTGACCGCCAAGTGGGGGTGGCCGGCTGTGCCGGACACCGTGAAGCAGGCGGCGCTGATGCTCGCCTCGAGGCTGTATGGCCGCAAGGCATCGCCCATGGGCGTCATCGGCGTCGGGGACTTCGGCCCTGTCCGCATCTCGCGCTCAGATCCTGACATCGCGTTCCTGCTCATGGACTACAAGCGGGCCGGGCTGGCCTGACCATGGCCGACTACTCGGCGATCCGCGACGGCATCAAGACCCGCCTGGCGACGTCGTCGACGTTCATCCAGGTGGCCGACACCGCCCCGGACACGATCAGCCCGCCGTGCGCCATCGTCCTACCCGGCTCACCGGTCGTCGAATACCACCAGGCGTTCGCCAACGGCCTCGAGCGGTTCGTGTTCACCATCCTGGTACTCATGCAGCGCTTCGACGTGGCCGCCCAGCAGGACCTCGTCGACGGCCTCATGTCGGGTGCCGGCTCGGTGCGAGCCCTCATCGAGGGCGACCTGACCCTCGGCGGCAATGCACAAACCTGCCAGGTGATGTCGGCGACCTCTTACGGGGCCGTCGACTTCAACGAAACCACATTCCTCGGATGCGAATGGACAACGGAGGTCTACGCATGACCAAGAAGAAGAACGAATACACGGTCGTGGGGAACCACGCCGTACTGGGGCACGACCCCGGCACAACCTTCTCGTCGGACATAACCGACGAGCAGGCCCAGCAGCTCATCGACGGCGGCCACCTGGCAGCCGGCAAAGGCCCCAAGGAGGCATAAAAAATGGCAGAGTTTATCGGAGGTGCTGGCGCAGCAGCCACTGTGAATAGCGTCGACCTCTCAGACCACATCACCCAGGCGTCGTTGGAGATCAACTACGACGACGTCGAAACCACGGCGTTCGGCGATACGACGCGGACACGCATCGCCGGCCTCGGCGACGCAACCGTGAACATCACCTTCAACCAGGACTACGCGGCCTCAGAGGTCGACGCGACGCTGAACGGCATCGTCGGGACTGCCGTTGCCTTCGAGTTGACGCCCGAAGCCGGCGCAGTGTCAGCCACCAACCCGAAGTATTCCGGCTCATGCCTGATCACCAGCTACACGCCGATCTCAGCAGAGGTCGGATCGCTCGCGACGCTGTCGGTGTCGTGGCCGGTAACGGGAGCAATCACCAGGGCTACGTCCTAACCAGGAAGGGGGGCCAAAATGCCCAAGGGAATGAGAGTCGACTTCGCTATCACGCACGACGGCGAAGCCCGAACCGTCACAGCAGGACCCGTGTCCATCGTCGCCTTCGAGCGCAAGTGGGGCGTCGGGTTCATTGCCATGATCAGCCAACCCCACGTCGAGCACCTGGCGTGGCTGGCCCACGATGCGCTCCACAAGCAGGCCCTGGCCGGCAACGGCCCGGCGATCAAGCCGTTCGACGAGTGGCTTGCGGGCCTCGACGACATCCGTGTCGTCAATGAGGGCGAGGAGCCGGTCCCTTTGGCTGGGACTCCCTGACCGTCCAGGTCGCCGCGTTGGCGGTGCGGACAGGGATCTCGCCCAGGGAGCTCTACGAGCTCGACGCCACGATGCTCGACGCGATGTGGAGGGTGCTGTCCTGGCAGGTCGACGAGCAGAAGAAGGCAGCAGACCAGGCGAAGGTGAGGAGGCGCAGGTGACAGTCAAACCGCTAAAGACATCGAGCAAGCTGTCCGGCGACGTCGAGATCTTCGGCCTCAAGGAGATGCAGCGAGCGCTACGCAAGGCACCGCCGGAGACCAGGAAGCGTGTCAACGCCGGCTCGAAGGAGGTCGCCGAGCATGTCCTGAAGCTGATGAAGGTCCGCGCCATGTGGGTGCCGCACGCCCGCCAGTACGAGCTCGTCGTCCCGTCGCTGCGTGCCATCGCCGGTCGCACCCCCCGGATACGTTTCGGGGGGACACGCAAGGCCCGCGTGTCACGCAAGGCGCGCCCCTCTGTCGGCGAGTTCATACACGGCGTCGAGTTCGGCGGCGGCAGGTATCGCCGAACAGGTAGGGGTGGTTCGACGATGCAGTTCCCGCCCCACCTGGGCCGCAAGGGGTACGTCATCTTTCCGACGATTGTCGCCTCGCATGAGTTCATCAAGAGGGAATATTCCCGCCAGATCGAGAAAGTGCTGAAGGGCCTCTGATGGCATCACCGGTTCGCACCCTCACAGTCAACTTCGTTGGCAAGACGAAGGACCTGGACAAGGCGTTCAAGCGCGTGTCCAAGGGCTCGAGCCTCATGTCGGACAGGATGGCGCGGGCAGCGTCGATAGGCATGGGCGCGTTCGCAGGCATCGGCGCAGCCGTGGTCGGGGCAACAGCGGTGCTCAAGCCGATGATCGAGGGCGCTGCCGACGTCGAAGAGTCCCTCTCCAAGAACCGCGTCCTGTTTGGCGACGCCGCAGCTGCTGCGGAACGGTTCGCCGAGGGCTCGGCTGAGGCGATCGGTATGTCGCGCCGCGAAGCCCTCGAGGCGGTCGGCGTGTTCGGTTCCCTGGCGCACGCAATGGGAATGCCCCAGGCCGAGGGCGTCGACCTGTCGGTCACGATGACGAAGCTCGCAGCGGACATGGCGAGCTTCGGCAACGTGTCCGTCGAGGAAACCCTGACCGCCCTCCAGGCCGGCCTCCGGGGCGAAGCCGAGCCGCTGCGCCGCTTCGGCGTCCTCCTCGACGCTGCAACGCTGAAGGCCAAGGCCCTCCAGATGGGCCTCATCGAGAACGAGAAGAAGGCCCTCACGCCGCAGGCCAAGGCGCTGGCCGCGTACGAAGTCATCCTCGAGCAGACGTTGATCCAACAGGACGACTTCATACGGACCTCGGACGGCCTAGCCAACCAGCAGAAGATCCTCGCATCCACGTTCGACAACATCAGCGTCGAGATCGGCGAGAAGCTCCTGCCGGCGTTCACATCGATTGTCACGTTCCTGAACGAGGAGTTCATCCCCGCGTTCGAGGACGCCCTGGACGACCCGTCGGTATACAACATCGCAAAGGGTTTCGGCTCAGTGCTGCACGCTGGCGTCGCGGCCGGGTATGTCGAGGGCGAAGTCGACGCCCCGATGATGGTCACCATCATGGAGATCCTGACCCTCGGCCCCGAGGACATCACCGGCCTGATCGGCATGGGCTGGGACATCTTCACCGGCGTGAAGTCCGGCTGGGATGGCGCTGCCGAGTCCAACCGCCTGAACTTTGTCGACCCGGACGTGATGGCAGAGTTCGGGCAAAACCTCGAGGGCATGTTCGCCGAGATCGCTGCGAACTTCGGAGTCGACATATCCGACGTGGTGAACCGTGAGGGCAGGCGCAACGAGCCCCCCCCCGGCGGTGGCCCGGCGGATGCCGAGATTGCTGCGATGATCGACCAGGCGGCCGCGGAGATCGGAGTCATCCTCGACATACACGACCCCGCAGCAGCCGACGCCGCCGCCCGTGCTGAGATGCAGGCCGCCCTCGACGCCGTAGCAGCCGACGCGGCCGCAGCCGCAGCCGCCGACGCGGCCGCCCGTGCTGAGATGCAGGTAGCCCTCGAAGCTGCAGCGGCCGCTCTCACCGCAGCCGCAGCCGACGCCGCCGCCCGCCTGGAGATGCAGGCCGGGCTCGACAAAGCCGCAGCCGACGCGGCCGCCCTCGCAGAAGCCGCAGCGGCAGTTGACGCCGCAGCAGCTGATCGTGGATTTACCCCCGCCGACGCCGTGAAAGTCGACGAGATGGCCGACATATCCGCGTGGCTGGCAGGCGGCGGTGCTCAGGCTGGCATGTTCGGAGCCGCTCCAGCGGTCAACGTGACGATCAACGCCCCGGCGGTCACCGGCAAGGAAGTCATCGACGCAATGGCCGAAGCGGTCAAAATCGGGGGTCCGATGAACCGTCAATGGATAGGCCAGTGACGTGGCGACCGCTACGCACACCGTCAACATCTTCCTCGACGGCCACTACCGAACCGTCACCGCAGACGTCCGAGCCGTCCAAATCTCCTACGGCCGCCTGCGCGTCACCGACTCGTTTAGGGCCGGCAGCTGCCGCATAAGCCTCAACAACCAGGACAACGCATACGGGCCGCTCGCAGGCGGCACATACGGCGACTCGCAATGGCTGAACGCAGAGGTGCGGGTAATGACGTCGATCAACGCCCCCGGCGTGGCGACAACCCTGTTTCGGGGCCGCATCGAGGACGTCGACACCCTGTACCCGAACTCGAGGGACTCGACGGTCATCGTCAAGTGCCTCGACGGCATGTCGCTCCTGGCACGCACCGAGCTCACCGACGTGTCGTTCTCCCAGGAGGTCGGCTCGGTTCGCTTCTCGGCGGTGCTCGACGACTCCCAGGTCGCCTACCCCGCACAACCCGGCTCCCCGACGACGGCAGACCCGACGACGCGAGACATCGACGCCTCGTCGGTCACGATGCAGGCCGGCGACGTCGCGGAGATCAACACGACGACGTACACCGAACGCCTCTCACAGTCCGAGGACGGCGCAATCTTCGTCCGGCACGGCAGCGCCGGCGGCGCTGCGGTCACCGCCGGCGACCGGGGCGACATCCTCACCTACAAGAAGCGCTACGCCGACTCGGGTGTCACCGGGCTGACGTTCGGGGCCGGCGACGGCACCGCCGCAGCCGAGCCGGCGTTCACGAACATCACGACCATGTTCGGCACCGAGCTCCTCTACACGCGGGGCGTCTACCAGCGCACCGGCGGTGACGACCAGATATTCGACGAGAACGTGTTCGGCCAACCCGCCTACGGGATACGAACCCTGGTGCGCCGCAACCTGCTCAACGACTCCGACGACGACGTGCTCACAGCCTGCAAGAACTTCGTGGCCCTGCACTCCACGCCTGCTCTCAGGGTGTCGAGCCTCGAGTGCAAGCCGTTAGCGCTCACCGACGCCCAGGCCGAAAAGGTCGCCAAGCTGACGATCTTCGACGGAATCCGCGCCCAGTTCCAACCCATCGGAGCCGGCGCAGCGATGAACCAGGTGCTGAGAGTCGAATCGGTCACGCACGAGATCACGCCGAAGGACTGGACGATGCGCCTGGGTACGTCAGGCAGCGGCGACACCGTGTTTCTGATCCTCGACTCGGCCGACTTCGGCATCCTCAACACCAACAAGCTCGCACCGTAAGGAGACACCATGCCGGCACCAGCTGGTTTCAAGACATTTGTGGCCGGAGCGGTGCTCAGCGCCACCAGCGACGTGCAGGTGTACCTCATGGACCAGGTCTGCACCGTCTGGAATGACGCCTCGGCCCGCACGTCCGGCCTCGGCTCGCCGGCCGAGGGCCAGATGAGTTACCTGAAAGACACAGACAAGGTCTACACCTACGACGGTGGTGCGTGGGTGGAGCTCGGAGCGTCCCCCGAGGACGCGAACACAATCATCGGTCTCGAAATGTTCCTCTAGGAGGACAACATGGCAACCTATTCCAAGCGGCTCCTCAGCGGGTCAACGAACGGCAAGGGCATAAAGGTCGTCCAGACGGCCACAGCCGGCACGACGATCCATACCGCCGTTTCAGGAGCGTCGGACCTCGACGAGTTGTGGGTCTACGCCGTCAACTCGTCAGGTGTGGACGTGAAGCTCACCCTGGAATGGGGCGAGGCAACCGCCCCGGACGGCAACATCGAGATCACGGTCCCGGCCGAATCGGGCCTGATGCTCCTGACCCCCGGCCTGCTCCTGCAAAACAGCCTGGTCCTCAAGGCGTTTGCCGGCAGCGCCAACGTGATCATCATTCACGGCTACTGCAACCGGATCACCGCCTGATGAGTGTCCGCTTCGGGTCCAGGTCGAGGCCGGGGACGATGGTGTCTACGTGGCTGAACAGCCTCGTGTCGGGGGCCGTTCCTGGGGGCTATTTCGGCGGCGGGTTCCGCGGGGCGCAGGTGGACACAGTTGACAAGTTCGACTTCTCGGATGACAGCCGCTCCACGTTAGGTACTGGGTTGTCGGCTGCCACCAACGGTAACGCTGGGATGGCTAACAGCGGCACGGCGGGCTATTTCGGCGGCGGGTACGACGGGTCGTATGCGTCGACCGTTGACAAGTTCGCTTTCTCGGATGATTCCCGAACGACGCTGGGTACTGGGTTGTCGGCGGCCCGCTACTACCTCGCGGCGATGGCGA